GAGGGAGCGGGTGATGTACTCTCGACATATGGACAACTTTCTGTTACCGCAGAATTGGCTCCCCGCAGCCCTAATGCTATCCTAAAAAGCGCAGTTGGAAAGACTATAGGGAAGGTAACAGCAACTTGAGCTAAGTTGTTTCCTGTCATAGTGCCAGTAACCCCCCACTGAATAATAACCCCGTTTAACAGTTTTTGGTATCCAGATGTAGTTTTTGAAGAGATAAAGTCATCTTCTTCAAGTGCCCTAAAATTCTCTCTTACGTCAGCAGCAATTAAACTTCCGCCTGTCACTGGTTTTGTACTATCATATGCCATTTTTCTTTCCTCCTAAACTCCAATTATTGTTAGATTGCAGACCCCGCCAACAGAATTCCCTGCCAGATTGTATAATTTTACCGTTACGCTGTCTTTAGATTGCGCTGTTATTAACGGAACTAATGCTGTTGCTCCTACCGGCGTTACTGTAATTGCTGGAGTAGTGTTAAATCCATTTAAAGAGATTGTCGTACCACCTGCGGCTATTGTTTTATTTACTTCCTGACCGAATATATTAACAACATTACCAATGTACGACATAGTGTGTAGAATAATTCTATCGCTAGTATCCGTAGTTACTAATTCGACTTTTATCTTAAAGTACCGGAAGGTAAATAAATTTCCAGTTGCTTTATAAGTACTCTCGGTTACCTGTGCCTGTGTTAATGTCTCCCAAGTTGAATCGTCTAAATCAGCATTAGTCCCAAAAGAAACATTGTCCATGGAATACTGTGCTGAAATTGTAACAGAAGTTGACGCCGAATTGTCTTCAACAACTGTATATCGCAAAGCCATTTGTGAAGTCTTAGAACTCCCCATATCCATTGAAGCAGAAGTCCATGACCCTGAAGTGTCAGTCGGTTCATCCCACGTACCGGTGTCCCAGACCGCACCGCCATCATCCCATAGGGTTGCTGTTGCGAGTCTAATAGATGCCCCATAATCCGCGTGTGCGTACGCGTCTATATCACTACCAGACCCACCAGAAAGATCAGAGTCGGTAAGTGTATGCTCGTATTCAGCTCCTGCGCTTAAAACTGTCTTAACATAAGACATTGCTTGGTTCAGATCCCCGTAGAGGGTAGAGATGAATTTGTCTGCCGTAATGGACTGTGCGAAAATAGAACTTCCGTCTATATATGTTGGATGCCCTGCCATCGCCCAACCAGCTATTAAGGAGGCGGCCTGGGCTGCTGTAGTGTCGTCTGTCCACCCCAAGTCATTATTGATTTCGCTCGTGTTAATATCACCTTGGTTCGTTATTGTAATCGACCCTGACATCCGAATCCCATTAGTGGGATCAACCTTGAAAAAATTATCGGCGTCAATGTAAGCAGCATAACCATACTTATCTGTTACATATCCGGCGAACCCGTTAAGATTCCCCTGCCTGAGTATTTCCGTCCCGTCATCATAAATTGATATTCTAAGCGGATTATGCGGAGTGATAAGTATGTAATCTGCGCCCGTCCCTACCCTGATCCTGCCCTGTAAGGCGTTTAGGTCATAATTGTCATCAGGCCCGGACATAACAATCTGCCAGGAGCCGTCTGTGTCATCCTCGGGAACCGTCAAAACGGCAGGGGTCAGATCATCCCAGTCGTTAAAAGTAATGCTGTAATGAGAGCATATGAACTGAATTGAGGCATCGGGATTGATCTTTACGGAGTCCGTCAGAACGGCATATTCCCCGCCGTAGTTGGTGTCATTGATTGTTAAAACATCGTCAGGCTGTAAGGCAAGACAGGTACTTTTGGCCGTAAACCCGGCCTCCGCTTCCTTCATCAGTTTACGTTCAAAGTGAAGCGTCCCTATCCGTTTGACATTCTGCGCGTCCTGGACAAAAGGACACTCTAAAACTTCGTCAGAAAGAACATCGGGGGCACCGTCAACGCCGACCAAAGCCTTTATGAGTTCGTCCTGTGCCTCTCCGTCAGGTTGAAATGCTACATATCCGCTGTCTGCAAGGTCTTCGTTGGCAAGGTCGTGGTATGTAAATGTTCCCTCTCCCTGTTCAGAGGTTCGCAATACCTCCGCCCCGGTGATTGTTTTCTGTGAGGTCTTCGACAGCACCCGGAGTTGTATTGTCTCGCCCACGTCAAGGCAAGAGTGGCACATTGTCAGGAGGGAGGCTAAAACCTTCTCCCGGTCCTGTTTGTACCAAAATGCACCGTTGAAAGTAAGCCCCCATGATGTAAAGGTGACCTTTGCCGCCGCGAAGGTCACGGGGTCAATCATGGCGGATGGAATGCCCATATCTTCAAGGACAAATTCGATCACGTCCGCCGGGTTTGTGAGTGAAACTGTATCTGATCGAGAGAACTGAACCGGGGGATCAAGAACGGGCCCGCCTGACGAACCCCAGAAGCCAGCCGCGTCAGCATCCCCATCATTATCGGAATCTGCAATTATAGCCTGAAATACACGCCAGTCAACAGCGTCAGCATCTGCCTTTGTGGACTGCGTAAAAGCGAAGCTCCCACTGTCCCATTCGGACTTCGCTCCCCATGAACGGGGAGAACGGATCTTATTTATTGTGTATGTATTGTTCGTATTTCCAAGAAGGATAAACCCGCCTTCACCGGTAATATAGACATCTCTGAGCGGAACATAAGCCGTCCCGAAGGGCACCGGGACACAAAGGGCATCGTTATTATATGTCCGATTCGAGGGAAATATATCATCAGGGTTTCGCGTGTTTGGGTAATATCCGTTGAGATATGATTGCAGAAAGTCTTCTGCCGTGATTTTTAGTTGCTGATACGCGGGATCCGCCGTCTTTATCTTGAATTTCCAGCCTGCAATCTTCTTTTCAACGGTTGTATTGGAAAGGAAAAGCTCAATCAGGACCGACCCACCCTTGAAGTCTGCGAAGTCAATCGCGCCTTCAGGATTTGAGATGGTGAACGTGACTTCAGAGGGGGCGATCACAGTATTCTCAGCCATGTTCCGGCGCAGTTCTATGCCTGAAAAATCAGTCAGAACAACAGAGGAAAGGTTTGTTCCGTCATCCCATGATATGCCATCCATCCAGACCACCGCGCCGAGACTACCCGACACAAAGGAATAAATCACACCGTTTGCGTCCTCAATACGGAAAGCCCACTTGATATCTTTGGATGTAGCGGCTACAAGTGCGGCCTGCGTTGCGTCTAAATTAAGCATCTAAAATCTTCCCCTTGAGTCTGAGCGATACAGAGGGAACCCCGAATCTGGTAGCCCCCGGCCCCGCCGTCCTGCCTAATTTCATATTGAATCTCACAACATAAATATGCCCGTCGTGTGATAACCATTTGAAGGTTCGCCCCATGCCATTAGCCTTAACTGGATCGTGGTAGAGGTCAAAAATAATCCCCGCGTCTGATTCTGTGAGCATCGGGAAGGGGATCGTAGCATAGAAGATGGAACCCGTAGAAAGGTTTACCACCTCTTCGGAATTATCGTCGGCAAGGTGAATCTTCTGGTTCTTGAATCCCTCTTCCTGAAAGACCTCCTGCGCTACCAAAGACAGCGTGTAGTCATAATCAGGGACAGCGATTGAAAGAAAATCATATGGTTCGGAGTTCATTAGTTTAACCTCCTGATTGACTTTTGCAGGTCAGGATTCCGGGGTATTTGCTTTGCAACCACATTCCCTATCTCCCGCCCGTCGATACTTACCGGAACATTGACTGTCAACTCACCGTTTGAGCCACCGTCACTTTGCAGGATATATTTAGCAATGGCCTTACCGAGGGAATCGGTGTCAAATTTTACCGTTCTATCCGCAGGAATAACCATTTCCCCTTGGTGGAGCGTGTAGGGGCCTGTCTGAGGCACGTAATCCGTCCCGGTGGCATAGGATCCCAAAGTGGCCGCTGTCTGAAACTGGAGTGCTCTCACGTCCGCCACAACAGCGTCATAGATTGACTGATAGCTGGCAGAGGTTCCGAAAGATTTCTGATACTCCAAGAACTGAGTGGCATAATTCAGATAGTCGGTGACAGTCGCCGACTCCGCGCCGGGAGCCGTGGCTTCGGCAAGCATCGTTGCATATTTGTTTGTCCATGCCGCTTCTGACGATACAGGGGCAAGATCAGAGGTTGAAAGGCTGTCAAGCCAGTCCGTTATTGTCATGTAAAGAGATTTCAGTTCGTCAACAAGGGATGCAGTTGCGTCCGCTGCATTCTCCACAATAGAGTAATATTCGTCAGCACCTTCCGCCCAAGCAAGCAATGAGACGTATGCCTCCTGCCCAGCGGTGGTAGCAAGATTAAGCCCCTCAACAAGTGTCCGGTATCCGTCCCGCGTATCCGGGAGGGCAAAGTTGAGGTCAGCAAGCGCCCCTGTGAGCTGCCCTTGTAATCTAAGATGTTTCTCTTCATCGGAGAAAAACTTGTCATAGTATGTTTCGGCATTCTTACGAAGGGTTTCAAGATCCCCGGCCATATTGATAATTGACTCTGAAAAGGCTATTATTTCAGGGATTGTACCGATGAATGCCTGCCCGGTCATTTCGAGGGTGTCAAGGACGATTTCCTTGTCAATGATAATCCGCGCGGCCGTCTCCAGCATCCCCTCCCCCACCTGCTGGTATGACCTCAAGAGGGTTCCGAAAAGCGCATCCACGGCGTTATCTCCGAGGGCAGAGAAGTATTCCGAAAGAGCATCATTGATTTCATCTGAATCCATGCCCTGAAGGTTGATCTTTGCACCCGAAAAGACATAATTCAGGGTAGCGTTCATGTCCGTCCCGAGGCCAAGGGTCAGTTCAACGAGCGTGGAGCTCATGTTCTGGAAAACCTTATCCAAGAGACGGGAAACGCTCTCGTCAAGGGCCTTATAGGTGGTGTAGTAATAGTCCTTATCGGAATGGAACCAGCCACCGTCTTCATGGACGTGGACATCTGCATATTGTTGAGCGCCTATCCCGCCACCGCCAGCGAGTGAGCCGATGGAGGCTGTACCTGTGGAAATACCGGACCCGGTGACAGACGTTTCAGTGCCACCGCCAAAGATGGAGCCAATTATACTACCAAACCCCTCGCCCAACCAACTACCTAGTCCAAGGGTTAGAGTGTCAAGGATTTTATATGCGGAATTAAAGATCCCGGTGCCAAAGTCCCAATTCATACTTTCCCAATATAGACTTTCCATACTACCGAGGGTGGTTCCTGTCTGTACATAAGATGAATCTATCCCACCCGTTCTGAATATACTCGACACAAGGCCCGTGATATTATCATTCAGATTTTTCATCTCAGAATGAATACCGGACAGTTCCCGGTATTCCATATCATAGGTGTCTTCAAGAAGTTCCCACGCCTTTGATATTGACTCGCTCCCGGTCCCGGCTTCGGCGCCGAGAACAGTACTTGCCGGAAGGGAGGGGGCAGAGGCCGAGGCACTTCCACCACCACCGAAAGATATGCCCGCCTTGCCAAGCGTAGCAGCCATAAGGCCAGCCATTGCGGCGACACGGGCAAAAGCTGTATAAGGGTCTCCCTGTCCCTGAGTTGCGATTGCGACCACTGCCGCCCGTACCGCCGTGACAAGTAGCATCGCCTGTTCTGCAACTTGGAAGGCCATAGATATATCGTGGAGCCTCGCTCTTTCGCTGCTGTCCTCTGCATAGAGGGAGCTGAGACCTTCAAACATATCTGCGTAACCAGACCATTGGTTTTTAATGTGAGAGATTTCGGTATTGTATGCTTCTTCTGCCAGATCGTTCCGGGCCTTTATCGCTTTTGCATTCGCGGCAGTTACATCTTCCCCTGCTTTTATTTCTGCAACCCTCCGGGCCTCAATCAGTTCAAGCATCTTGTCGTGATAAGTGTCTTCAACGCCAATCAGGTCTTTGTAGTAGCTTGCTGCTTCAGCGAGCTTGTTTATATAGTCTTCAGATTCTCCTTTTTCATAGCCCTTAATTATAAGTTGTTTTCTCTTTTCAATCTCTTGATCTGTTGCGCCTGTTTTTGCCTGCTCAACCGCAAGATAAATATCAAGGTCTGTCATGTATTGTTGACGTTTCCATCCTATTTCACCGAGCAAAAGGATTTGATAGTCTTTGCTATATTTCTCCCAAATTTTAAGCTGATCATCTGCGGTCTGTTCTGCTGTCTTTTTGGTTTCTTCTGCCTGTCTATCAGCTTCATTAGCGGTTGCAATGGCTGTTTCACTTGCGACGTATTGGGCTATTGTTACTTTGTCCACCCCAGCCGCCCTATAAGCGTCAACATCTTTCTGAATCTCTATTAAATCTTGTTCATATTGAGACTTGCCTATGGACTGAAGCTCGTAAATATTGTCGTTTATGGCTTTGTTGATTTCTTCCCTTGCCTCTTTTATCTTTTCAGCCGCTCTCGCAATTATGTCAGCCTTATCTTTTTCAGCCTTAGCAATAGCCGCCGCTGCCATTCTTTTTTGTTCGGCATTATCTTGGGCGGCTTTAGCTGCTGCTTTTCCTTCTTTGGTCAAGGATTGTTCAAGGGCAATCTGTTTCAGAGCGAGAGCTTCAAGAGCCTTGTCTGTTTCTTCGTATCTCCGGCGATATTCCATATTGGCATCAGCCGCCGCCTCAAAGCGTTTAGTGCTGCTTTCTATACCCAAAGCAGTCCCCGGGCCATAGAGGAGCATCTTTGCCGAGGTCATTGTCCCACCGAGTTGGTCAAGAAGCATACCCAACCGCATAAACTTAGCTTCAATGCTAATCAGGTTGATACGGAAATTCACACCCCAATCAGACACAGCCTCCTTACTGGCACCGCTCAACTCGCCATTAAGATCAACCAGCCCGTCTGTAATCGTGTCGATTATTTCAGCCAGCGCCGGGGTGAAGGCCGCGCCGAAGAGAACTTTGAGATTGTCGAGGTGCCTTTCAAGGGAGAGCATCTTTTTCCCCGCCGTTTCCATGGCAGATTCATAGGCCCCCTCAATCAGAATCCCCGACTTGATAACGGCATTGACGCGCCCCTGCATTATTTCCGCTTCACTAAGGGCATCTCGCTTCTTGCCAAGAGAGGCGGCAAGGGCTATCTCAGAGGCGTTAAAATCAACATTGAGGCCAATGGTTCGGAGTATCCGAGGCATTCCGGTCTGGAGACCATAGATCATGTGCTCAAAGGCTTGGGAGGAGTTCATGTTACCGATGACAGCCGCATTCTGCGCGATACGGGCAAGTTCCTGAGATTTAGTAAGGTCGATCTGCGCCTGTATCATCCTAGCGAGGGTGTTCCGGCTCTCCACCATGGCGATGCCGGCCTTTTGTAAGCCACGGGCGAAGCCCTCCATCTGTGCCCCAGAGTATCCGGCATTATTACCGATAACCTGCATAACCACACCAAGGGTTTCATACCGGGCGGCAAGGAGTGTGGCATCCTTGATATACTGCGCCATCTTCAGGGCGGCATACGAAGCGGCCAGGGCCATTACAACGGCCTGGAGTTTAGAAAAGCCCTTAGTGACGGAATCTGTGGCTTTCTCAACCTTCTGACTTTTACCTGTCAGGGTGTCGAGTTCTTTGGAGGCTGTGACTACGCCGGAGCTGTCAACTTTTATGTAGAGAGAAGCCAGATCTTGACTCATTTTTTGTTTGCCTCTATCAAATATACCCGGTCAATGGCCTTGAGTGCCGATATTTCCCAGATAGTAGGTTCTGTTCCCGTCAATTCCGCCCACGCCTTGAGTTCTGTGTAACTTATCGGGAGGGGTTGCCCCATTCCCGCGTAATTTCTCCCGCCTGATACTTCATTGAACCACTCCCAGAGGTACGTCACACAATACGGAATCTCGACCGGCTCCAGTTGCTTCGGCGGTTCCTTACCGAGTAGCATATTGTTCCGGGCCTTCTTTTCAAGATGGTCCCGGTAGGTGGTTCCGTCTTCCTGTCTTCTGTTAAGAGCAAATTCATGCTGTGAGTAGCCAACCAGACCGTAACCGGGAGAAAGGTCTTTCCCCTCCCCCCGGTCCGGTTCTCCGATCAGCTCTTGATAAAATTTGCGCGATCACCAATAGCTGTGTCCACCTGCTCCTTGATCCAGGGGAATCGCTCGTAAACCATCACAGCGTTGTCGTAGGAGAACTCAATATCCTTTCCCTCTATGACCACCCCGGACCACGACCGCGTACACTTGGCGAGGAGTTCAAGGCCATCCTGTTCAACCTCTTCAGGAGCCGGGGTCAAGTTCTGAACCCTGAAACCGCCCTTGGTCATCTTCGCCATCCGCTTCTTTTGCTGTGCCCGGCTTACTTTTTGAAATTCGTCAGAGTCCTTGCCGAGCACGTTGATTATGATACCGAGGTCAACGAGTGAACCGGGGTGATATATTTTCACATCGAAGCCCTCATTTGACCCCTTCACGGTATCGATAGTTGACAGATCAATCACTTTTGTCTTTGCCATTGTGTTACCCTCCTATCCTCCTGTTATGTTGTTTGATACTTCCAAAAATACCCGTATGCTTGCCTTATCTTTCCTAATGCCGCTGATGCTATATTACTTCTCCCGTGTTCACTCGAAAGAATTGCAATCGACGCTTCTTTACTCGAAGGGAAACAACCTTCTTCCCCTCCGTTAATGGGAACGCCAATGACAGGCTTGCTCTTTAAAATGGCAGCCGCTACCATTCCAGATGTGTTCGGTCTAAAAAGCCCCATCTTAATTGCATGCGCCATATTCTCTTTACGGGTGCACCATTCAAGATTTTCAGGGCGGTTATTTGTCTTAATGCCGTCTTTATGATTCGTATCAAGGCCTGCCCCAGAATCTTCCAAAAAAGCCATAGCCACCAACCGATGAACATTTACAGCCTCGCGTCTTCCAGGGTAAGCGAGATAGACAACTTCATAACCGTTGCTATCTCGCCATGGGGAGAGGACGCGACCTTTCTTTTTAAGTTTCCCAATAAACCCCCACCGATTCATTTTTCTGACTACCCGGTCGAGAGACCTTATGCGACCTAGAGTACTGGCTTCATAAAGTCCCTCAGTTCCTGGTATCTCTTTCCATTCCTCAATCATATCAATACCTTATCAGCTCAGTGTTGAATCCTGCATTGACATTGACGTTGCCAGAGTGTTCACAGTACAGGTTGTTCCGTCATCCCCGGAACTGTTGAATTTCGCCTGGAAGGGGATGGACTGAACAATCTCCTTGTCACCGTCCTTTGCCGTCCCGGTCAGTTTCGCAACCGGAATTGTGAAGGCTACGAAATCGGCATCCGCATCATCGGAAACCGGGAGAACAACAAAGATTGAAACCTCTGTGCCCGCCCTGTAGTAACCGGGTATCGTGTCGTCTTCAAAAAGGATCGAGAGGTTGCCATTGATCTCAAGTCTGCCGTCCGAGATCCCCGGCTTGATGTTGGTTCCGATTACCGCACCCATGGGCGTTTGGTTGCCCGTGACTTCAAAATCGATGCCCGTTGCGAGGGACTGTTCCACACCGGAAACGAGAACAACCGCCTTGCCGCTGTGGGCCGCCTCGGTGGTCGTGATAGCTGCCGGGCCAGTAAAATAAGGGGAGGCCGCCGTGCCCTTCGGGGTCATCTGAAGTGCAAGCAGATTAAAGTCAATGGTCGGTATCCCGGTTGCGGGGGCCTTGATGGACATGGAAGAGACCTTGCCATCCCAGAAGACTTCAGAGAGGTCCACGTCACTGTAAAGGACTTCGGTCGTGAACCATTCCTCAAGATGGGAGGTTGCCGGTGTCCATGACTTCATACCCTTGACGGTGGTGGTAACTTCATCACCCTTAATCTTCGTGGCGGGCGGGGTTCCGTCGATACCAAGGACGGTCATAACGGTGGTTGTGAGAGCCGTAATCAGGAAGTTATGACTGTTGTTTGTCGCTCCTGTCGTGGTCCACCCGGACATCTGAACGACATCACCGAGCTTGAATCCGTCGGTAATCCATGAGCCTTCAACATCGTCTCTGGTAAAGGTTCCCGCCGCCCCGGTGGTTGCCGCAGCCGCAACGCCGGTATTGGCCGCATCACTTGATCCGGCTGCGAAGTCCTTACGAAGTATCGCCGCCTCAAGCATCTCATAGGTGCCGGGGGTAAGTTCCCCATTCAGAGATCCGGGGTTGTCCTGCGGGCCGATATTGACATCTCCGACCTGCTGATCTGCCCGCATCTCATTGGAGGTGTATTTCTCATTGGTCTGGTTCTGTGAGAACTTCAGGAAGCGCAGATATTGAGCGCTTGCCGCATCGACCGCCGCAATGGTGCCTTGTGCCGACTGTTGCGCGATCACTACCTTTTTGTTTACAGCGTTTGCTATTGTCATGACATTTCTCCTTTTTGGTTATTCTATTTTATGCGATTACTCCTGCGCTCCATCGTATCTTAACGGGAACGTGCCATCGATCACCGTCCGGCCTGCCCTGCCCTATCTCCGGGGTCCGGTCAACCAGCACCTTCACACTCCCGGAGGTCATGGCCGTTCCCCGTTTGAAGGTCGTTCTGATCAACTGCGCCCTCGCCTCTGCCGCCTGGGGGCCTGCAAGAAGGGGATAAAAGAGCGAAATCTGAAATATGCCCTGCTCTCTATAAAAGCCGTCCCCAACGGTCGGATTGTCCGGGGTGGCGGGCATGACATAAGCCGCTTGGTATGCTGTCCCGGTGGTAGGGGTATAGCCGACATTTTCCCAGGCGGTCGCTAACGCCGGTGTCATGGCATTCAGCTTCGTTTCTAGGGCCGCTCTGACGGAGGTAATTGACATTACAGTTTATCTCCCACCTTTTTTTTGTGGTATGCAGTCCAGTCGCCCATTCTCACACCCCAGTACATCCCATATCGCGTGAAATAGCTCTTCCCGCGCACCTTCATTGCCTCAAGAAAAAGATCATCTGCCTCGGAACGTTTGACCACCGGGACAGAATCGGTCCGATACAGATAGTCATGCAGTACGGCCTCTCTGTGCGCCTTATCCCCAAAAAGAGCATAGAATAGGGGAACACGGGGAACGCTGGCGAAGTCGGTTTCAAATCCTTCAGGCACCTTGATTCTCCCCAACTTGTCGCTGTCATAGGTCAGGCGCGATTTTATAACCCAGACCGTATCGCTGCCCCTCTTTAATCGTGCATCAAGCTCTGTCAGGAATTTAGCCATTCTTCTTTTTCCTCTTTCTCTTCTGCCGCTTGGCCCGTTTCTCTTCTTCCTTCTGTCTAACCCTGCCTGTTTTCATCCTTCCATCCATTGCTGAATAAGTTGCTTTGCCCGGTTCGTTACCTGCGTGAACCACCGGCTGTCTTTCATCTCCTTTGCAGCATTTTCATAATGCTTTATCGCTACGTTATGCCGGAGCTTCGCAAACCGGGAGAGTGACCCTTCGCCCAGGTTAAAGGCCATATCGGTCAAGACATCCCTTCGGGCTTCTGACAGTTCATCGAACCCGACAAAGAGCCTTCTTGCCACCGCTTCAGCCACGTCAATATCATGGTCAAGCTGATCCTCTGCCATGTGTTGCAGGATGCAACCGTTATTTTTCAGGAACTCTGCAATGTACGGAAGCAGGGGAGAGGCTTCAAGGTTATGGCCATACCCAATTGTCCTTTTTCCTGCGGGACAGAGGTAGGGCTTCATCCTTAAACCCTCTTCCTGTTTTATGCGTTCTTTTAAGGTCATCAACCAGCCTTCCTTAACAATGTCTTAACGTCATTTGATATTTCCGAGAGCCACCGTTCCTGCGACTTGAGGCTAGCAACAATCCCAGAATGCTCTTTGCAGGGGAAAGCTGCATCAATCCCGTTTTTCCCATTCACCCCGTTTTTACCATCAATACCGTTATGACTATCCTTGACGGAGAAGGTTCTGATGGCGGTTATCGCCACTGCTCCACCGGAAACACAAAAACCTGCTAATGCTATGCCGCTGCCAAGGTCCATCATTGCGCTCACTCCCTTTTTCTGTTATTTGACCTTCTCGGCTGGCACCGGTACCGTTTCCGGGGGATGTTCTGAGCATCCCAGCCGCCCCACGTTATTTAACATATACACATCGGTTAATTATCCACTGTTGAACGTCATCTCTAAACTCACGCCGGAACAATTTACAGTAACCGTAATAGGCCAGAAAGCAGGTCCACAACCGAACCTTTTTGCATTTGACTTCAACTTTTATAGCATCCAAATTCATTTATTCACCTCTGCCGCCGCTTCCCGTACCATGCCCTGAAACTCCACCTTCGTAAGAGCGACCATCCCGTGTGGAGCTTGTTTGCTGTGTCCTTCTTCAAGGGCGGGGCCATAAGGGAGATTGTTGCCGATATAGTAGCTTCTCCCGGCTGTCTGTTTCGGAAGCTCAGCTTGTATCTTAGCGAGTGCCGTTCTGCCGCTCTTGTCGGTTCCTTCAACTTCCCCCACTGGCTTATGGCCTATTCCTAACTGCCAGTTTGCCCGGAAATGTCCCCCAACGTATCCCGGGGGCGGCTGCCGTCTAAATTCCAGTTTAGGGCGTTTCAATCGCTTCGTTCCGGCCTTGTTCATAAACCGATAAGAGGCCCCCAGAGATAACCACATCTCAGGGTTTCCAACCGGAGATTTGGTAATTAGCGACGTGGCAACGTCAATAACCGTTTTCCTCACCACCTTGTCGCCGTTCCCGTTGGCGTGCTGTACGAATTTCCTTATATCGTCGGAAAATGACATCTTAGCCTCTTAAATTCACTTCATAGAGTACCGCTGTGCCTGCCGGATTCATTGTATTGAGCGGGGCTACTATCGTGTAGACCTTCCCCGCCGCGTCTGTGACCTTATCCTCAAGGACCGGAGCCGTCAGAGCCGTTCCCGCCGTATTCAGGGGGGAAAGGAGCAGCTTCTTATCAGTTGCCAGGATTAAAGAGCCGTCTATCTGCCTTGAATCCCAATTCACTATTGCCCCGTACCCGTATTGCGTAGTGGTCGTGTTCGTGATCCCTGCCCCCGGAACATAGGTGCCGGCGACTACGTGCGTAAGGGTGACGGCCTGGCCCATTTCCTCAATGGCTTCCGCTGCGTCAAGGGCTGTATCTGAATAATCAAAGGCCATTTATGACCTCACCAATTCAACCGAGCATCCACCCCTGGATTTCAGGAAGAGGGCCAGCATTGCATCAATGAACTGATACCGCTTTTGCTGCGGGGAGTATTTGTCCCATTCTGTCTTGATCGGGCCGACTGTCACGGCAACCTTGCCTTGCTTCAGATCGGGAAGCAGGGTAGCGGAGGCCGCTTTCAAGGCCAGTTCAGCGCAGGCCCGCGCCACTTCTGTCGGCACCTCATCATATCCGACCGCCCAACTGTCACGGACAACGCCGGACCGGGGCCAGTCAAGGGCTTGATCTTCGGTGTATCTCACCCCTTCCCAACGGTCCCGGTAGGTTGCTGTCATGTAATCTGTGGCTTTCCGCAGGGCCGCTTCACGAACGGCTGTAGCTTCGCCCGTATCAAGAGCCGCCCAGGTCGTAATGCCCCGATTGGAAAAGTAGGTGTCTGCGTCGGCTACAGAGATATAGCTTTCCGCTGTTGAAAGTCCGGTCCCATCTTCGACTACTAAGCTCATACCCTCACCTTAATAATAAGCACTCCCTAAGTCAATCTGCCGCCAGTTTGCGTCTGCAATGGTGTTGGCCGCAATCGCATGATAGATATAAGACGCATCCGCGCAGGTTTCGTTTGCCACGCCCACGGTGCCGTTGACTCCGCCGCCGAGAGTCTTCGCATCAGCCGCCCAGCTTGCATGTGTCAGGGTTTCGTCAATGGCGATGCTATCCCCGGACACACCCTTGATCTTTGCCGTCGCCGTCACTTTGTCCGTGTCGGTCTTGACTGCGGAAACATCGGCGTTGACCGTTGTCCCCGTTCCGTAATGTGTCCCTTCGGTTCCCGCGTCGGTGATGGCCGCGACGAGGTTGTCAATCGAGGCCTCGGCATTCAGGCCAATCAGGACATCGTTTTCAGCGTCCGCGTCGTCGCCGCCGGTCAAGAAACCAGCGCCCGCCCACGAAGCCAGAGAAACATCTGTTGAAACGGCAATCAGATTGCCAGCGTCGCCAATGCTTACCGCTGTCACGGTAAGAATATCAGCAGCCGTCTTAGCCGCCGCCACCGAAGGATGAGCGACGGTGCCGGTGCCGTAGGTTGTGCTTTCGCCCGCGTCCTTGTTGATTGCGGCAACAAGGTTATCAATGGAATCTTCGGCAGTCGCGCCGATGAGAACGTCATAAGCAACGTCAACGCCTTCACCGCCGGTTAATGTCCCCGCGACCCAAGAGGCGTTGGACATATCGGTTGTCGTGACATAAGCGTCGCCCACGTCCCCGATGCTCTTGGCGGTAGCCGTGAACGTATCCGCCGCCGTCTTTGCCGCGTCGATGGTTGTGTGTGCCGTGGTTCCGGTTCCGTAAGCCGTCCCCTCGCCGGAGGTGCAATTCACAGCAAGGACAAGGTTGTCGATGGAGCCTTCAGCATCGCCGCCGATGATAACGTCATTTGCAACCGCCGCGTCATAACCGCCAGAAAGGAATACCGCCGCGCCGTCCCATGCCGCATTTCCGCAGTTTTCGGCAATGGCGATTGAGTTTCCGGCCGTTCCGGCTGTTTTTGCCGTGGCGGTGATCGTTGCGGCGTCTTTTTTGGATAATGTGACTGTTGCGTGGGCTGTTTCGCCCGTGCTGTATTTCGTGCCTGCGCCCGCCGCTGCCGTCGCACAAGCAACGAGGTTGTCAATGCAGGCTTCAGCCGTGGCTTCCACAAGAACTTCGTGGGCAACTGCGTCAAGCCCGCCCAGTAAGGTTCCTGCCGCCCAGCCAAGACCGGGAGAGAAATCGACGGAGGTTATCGCGTTCCCGGCGGTTCCAATGGCAAGGGCTGTCACGTCAACCGTGTCGCCCGCTCCCTCTGCCGCTGTAACGAGGGTATGAGCGACCGTCCCTGTTCCGTAGTCGGTGCCTTCGTTCGTTCCGGCCCCACCGTCATAGGTGATCGCTTCAACGAGGTTCAAAAGGGACTCTTCCGCGTCCGATCCGATTTTCACATCGTAAGCGAGGGCCAGCGTGTCTCTGAATGTGTAGGTAATATCCCCAATGGTGACCCGTGCGCCGTCCTGCGGGTTCGCCGTGGCGGTCAAAACACCCGTGGCTTTCGCTTCGGTCAAGGCCGTGACGAACTTATAGACGGTCGTGTCAACGGTCACCGTTTCGCCGTTCGCGCCCACATTCGAGAAAGCAAGTTCTTTAGATGATGCAATAGCGGCAATCTGGTCACGCCAGCGGTAAATCTTTTGAGCCGCGCCGGTTCCCAGCGTCACAATCTCATTGTCAACCGCGTTGCCGACAAGGGTCAAAGCGCCGGAGGCTTTCACGCCCGCCGCGTTAATGGCTTCCTGGAAAGTGTAAACCCGCTCGTTCGCGCCGGTGCCGATGGTGACGGTTTCATTGTCAACCGCGTTGCCTGTGAACGTCAAAGCGCCTGATGCCGCCGCGCCCGCTCCGATTGCGTCTTGGAATGTGTAGGTTTTCGCGCCGATCTTCACCGTTTCCCGGTGTAAAGCGTTTCCCCCGGAGAATGTAAGAACCTTCGAGGATGCAACAGCGTTCACGGGTGTTTTTTCGGGTATTGCCATCGCGCCGGTAAAAACCGGATTAGCAAGGGGAGCATAGCCGGACAAATCCTGATTATCTGATCCGGCGGCATGAACATTAGCCGCAAGCGCCGCCGATTTTACGAGGTTGCCGGATGCGTTCAATTCGGCCAAATAGCCGGTAGGATCGGGCGAGGCCGCTACTTTGTCCGCCTTGCCTGCTACCAGACCAGCCGCCGTTCCAGCCGCATCGTAGGACGTTGCAGCGGTATAAGCCGCCGTGCCGAGTCCGAGGATTGTCTTGACCTGTGCTAGGGTTTTCTTCGCCCAGGCGAAGGGGTCTGCTCCGGCAACGATAAAATCATTTTCTGCCGACGCGGGCAGAAGGTCGGCAAGAGTATCAATGTTCGTGGCCGGTATGATGTCCCACTTGGTCCCGACTGCCGCATAGTTCCCGGCACCTGTCGAATCGGTATTACAGATCGCTATGTCACCGACTGCAACCGTGGGGCCGGTCCCGCCTATCGCACCCGCCGCCGTGATTTTATAGAGATCACCTTTTGAAGCTGCGGGGAAGGTTGCGAGGGATGATATGACTCCCTTATAGGTCAGAGCATCGTAGGAAGGTAGCGCCGCCGCAATGGCCGCCGTTAATGCTGCATTAAGAATTTCGCCGCCAACATATAAATTCCCGGTAATTACCCTGTCGCCCCTGGTCACAGTACTCATGATATTTCTCCTTTTTGTTCGTGCTGGCAGTAGTTTTCAGGATTGTCCAGCGCACAACCCATTTGTTATTAGGATGCCGCCGGGAAGCCCTCACCACATCGGGGAAGGTGCCGACGAGGTTACACCGGGAGGGGGCGGCGTGATTAAAAGACCTCCGGGCGGCAAGGGGTTACTCCTCGCTTTTTAATAGTGCCTCTACCAGTTCGGCTTTCTTCATCTTCTTGCAGTCCGGTATTCCAGCCCTCTCCGCCTTTGCCAGCAATGATTTCATGTTCTCGGACTTGAGCTGCATTGCCTTCCCGTCGTCTGATCCCGACTCCAGGGCCGCAGCGTCACCGATTGCGTTACTCTTTTCTGTCGGCGAAGCAGACCACCTGGGACTTGCAAGAAATTCCTTTGCATCGATCCGGTGACACGTCAGAGGATCTCCACCGTTCTTCATGTCGTATATTGTGACTATTCCTGAATCGGTTGCCATTACGTCCTCCCGTTAAGGCCCCGGAGCGCGAAGCCCCGAGGCCGTTGTGGTTTACTTCCGTTTGATAGACAGCCAGATCGTACAGGTGATCGTTTCTCCGGTCCCGTTTACGATCTCAATGTAAGACCGCACATAGCGGAAAACCTCGCCAGCCAGTTCGTTGCGGAAGGGAACAACGTATCGTTCACCTGCCGCGCCCTGATCGCCCGTGGTGGCCGTGGCGTTGGTCAGCAATGTACCGCAACCAAGCTCAAGCGCCGCAAGGTTACGGACCGCGCCAGCGGTTGCAAAGGTAGCGGACTGCGCACCCTGAAGGAATATCTCATAGAGCAGATCCTCTGCGGCACCTACCTCAATCGCGTCAATGTCAACAATCATATAACCTTCGACAAGGCCATCCCCAAGGTCGATGATCTGCGCAACATCCAGCACCGTTCCGGCCTGAGATGCCACGATTGCAGAAACCGCCCCTGCACTGTTAAGGGAGTCCTCCAGCACCAAATTGGCATCAAATACAAAATCGTCTTTTAAATATGTCGTCATTTTATTTCTCCTTTTCCCTCAATATAGTTACGCGGTAACTGCCGTTGCGGTTGAAATGTTCCACAGCCGCGTTGCAGCCCTCGGATGATACAGAGCCATGCCTACCAGCCATTCAACCAGCGTCCGGTAGATCACCCCGGAGTCCGTCAGGCCGAGGTCTTTGACTTCAATCGCACCGTTCTGGATACCCTCGACCATGCCGTCACCGAAGGACACGACATAGAGGCTGGTTGCGTCCGAGTCACCATCACCTGCCGTCTCTGTCAGGGGAATAATGTCGGTATTGGTGTTGTCCTTGCCAGCGACGAGAATCGGCAAACCGGCATACTTCATTACCTGCCGCCCCCAATTATCGATTGTCTCTGTGATATGAGCGCCAACGCCGGTCGTGGTTGACCTGGAGGCCGCCGTTAAGAGCCTGCGGAGTTTTGCATTCATAATCAATGCGTTGGGGCTTTCCGTTTGGTCGATGGCCTCATCCAGCTTGGTGAGGGTCAGAGCCCCAACCGAATCGGTCAGGCCCGAGGTGACACAAATCTTCTGATCGTTGGCAAGGCGCCTCTGCAACCCATCAAACTCGCGGGGGTCGCTCTGTGAATCGCCCTTGATGATCATACGGGAGATCTTGAGGGAGAGGGCCTTGATCTTCATGGCCTCATGCTTCGCCCGGACTGCGCTGCCGAACATCTTGATCAGGGCGCTGTCCACATCGAGGGTTCCACCGGCGATCTTGAGGGGGTCGTGCATCGGATTGATTACACCCGCGCTGGCCGTGTACTCTTCATTGATACCACGGAAGGCCACTCCAGGCAGAGCCGCCTCCTGGTCGTAATCGACCCCGCTGCCCTGGACCGTTTCAAAAGTCATGGCATTGAGGATCGGACTGAACTTGGCAAACAGTTCGATGATTGTGCCGCGCTTGGTGTTGAGCCCTGCGCCTTTGGCGTACTCTAAAAGTGACATTCCCATGATATTTCTCCTTTACTTGGTTTTTGAATAAAAAAAGCCGGACGAAAGGTTTGTGACCTCAGGTCCGGCTCAGCCGTTCTACTATTTCCCTCAGGGAAGTAGTCTAATTTTTAGATGATGCTGCCTCAGCTTGATTGATCGCTCCAAGTCGCGCCTGCGGGTCCGCGATCTTCTCAAACTGCCCCGCATTTCCTCCTGTCCCGCCACCGTTTGCGCCACCGCCTGAGTTTACCGGGGCCGCTACAAACTTCTTTCCAGCAGGAGAGGAGAGATATTCATTGACCGCTGTAGCTAATTCTTTATCTCCAAACATCGCCTTGCGCGTATCCCCCTCGGCAATGACAGAGGCAACAGATCCAAATTTGTTTGTAAGAACGTCAATATAATCTTCGTCCTTTACGCCGCCTTTGATAAGAATCCCCTTCAGCTCACTTTCCACTAAATACTTGCGGGTGAATCCCGTTTCCCCCTCAAGGGTTTTCTTGGTTTTCTCTGCCTCAGCAAGTGCCGCCTTTTTGCCCCTCTCTGACTCAGCAAGTTTGGCCTGAGTGTCTGCAAGCTCTTCCTGAAGGGCCGCATGAGCATCAGGGTCAACCTCTTGCCCACGGCGAGCCTTTTTGAGTTCATCCAAGAGCTGCTTATTCTTGGCCTGCTGTGCGGCGGTTGCCTCTTCTACGGCCTTTTCTATCTTCTCCGCCATCTTCTCTTCTGCTTCTTTTTTTGCTGCCGTGATCGCTGCCCTTACCTCTGGATCGTTTAAGTCTGCCATTCTTTTTCCTCCTCAGGAGATGGGCTCAGCCCCGTTCTTATTGTACGGCTCTATTTTCTGACATAGTTTTCATTCCGTCAAGCGGTTTTCAGCGGTCGCCCTTTTACAATCACCCATGCTATCTTTAAACGGTCCTTGAATGGGGCAGCCACGAGATCCTTTACAATCTGCTGCGCGATATTGCCCCTTGCCCGCCCCACGTCCCGGTTTATCTTCTTGATGATCTGGTTGCGGTGGCTCATGTGGCGACCCCTGGCTCGCTGTCCTCTTTCCTTCCCCCGACGCTCTTCATCCCAAGTGCCGCGCACCATATCATCCCGATTGTGCGAACAAGCTGTTTTTTCGTGTCTGAGTCAATCTTGACATAACTGTACGGTAGGCGGCAATTATCGCACAAGGATTGACCTCCGTACTGATCCGTGATTATCGCTGCTTCCTGCGCTTGCTCTACTGCAAATTTAGCGGCGATGAACTTCGGGTCGCCATTGACAATTTCGCGCTTTTCTTTTTCTAACTCGTCACATTTTTCTTTAAACTTAGCCTCAAAATTATTTTCTATCTCCCTCCGCTCTCTAAACTCCCATTGTCTTATGGCGTCTTTCACCGCCTCCGCCACTATTGCCTCCATCGCTTTAGCTACCTCTTCACGACTAATCTTGTTACTTTCGAGTTTCTTTGATAATGGTACTAACCGACTCCTTAGGCTTACGTTCATCTTCCCTCCTATTTTGCTTTTAGTTGTGCGAGATTATCGCATATAAATTGTTTTATTGTCAAGTAATTTGTAACCACCTAATAACAGGCTTATTTATTTTTAATAAAAGTGAAAATAATTGCATTTTTCCCTTGACAAACCGAACCGCTTGAGTTATATTGTAATCAACAAAGGGGAGGTAAGAGACAATGAAAAAAGAAATCACATGGACACTGAGCACGGGCAAAGAAGCAAAGGTAACGGTAGAGCTGCTCACAAGCGAGACCATAAACGCAGACGGAATCAAAGTCGCAGTCAAATGCTGCAAGATGGAAATTATGGCAAGAGTCGAAGGAGTCGGAATCGTCGGAAGCGGTCGCCCCCAGAAAGCGCAAACAGCCGCCGCCAGAATCGGCAAGCTGGGAATCACCCGCGAGAACCTTGATAAAATCAATGCCGCAATTGCAGAGGTTGAAGCAACCCACGAATGGAAAGAAAAAGAAGCAAAGGCAAAAAAAGCAGAAAAAGAAAACCGCGAGTATGAAGCCCATCGTGCCAAAATGCGTAAGGTTATGGGATATTAAAACCAAACAGGAGGAGAATGGCCATGAGAATCAAAGACGAAAATGGAAGAATAGGGGTTATCACGGGAGAAAGAGAAGGTGGATATTTTGTACGCCCTGAAAATACCAAGTATAAAATAGACGACAACACCGGAATTACAGGAGTTTCAAACGCAACTTTAATTACAGCGACATTCTGGAGTCTGAGACCGGACGGGACATTGCACGGGTTATGGTTTGACTCAAGACTGGGAGACTTTAAAACCGCAAAGATTATCCTTGATGCATCACAAATGGGTCGCAAGGGCGGCTCTGTAAAGTCAGAGCGTAAAACAAAGACAGCGCGCGAAAACGGCAAGCTCGGCGGAAGGCCGAAAAAGGAGGGGGAGAGATGAAGACAGCAAAAGAGATGGCAGACGAGATAAGAGCATCAGGGAGCGACTATGTGACCTACGGCGAAAGCGACTTGGGTATACCGATCAAGCGAGAAGACGCTATCCTTGACATCGAAAGTATGGATGATGAGATGATCGGCGAGGGGACCTGGTACGAGTGCGACAAGAAGGGTAACGTAACCGAATGACGGTCTAACAACGCTAGAGCAAAGGTTTCCGGCGGGGCTTCGGCCCCGCCTTTTCAGGAGGTATGTATGTATAATGTGACCCAAGAAGTATTTAAGACATTTTTGGAGAATCAAAGATTTGCTACGCGGGATGTCCTACCGCCTGAGAACATCCCTTGTATAATAGAATTTAGGAGAGGTGACATCCTCAAGGCAAAGGTCGAAGTGAAAAACTTCAAGGAGCTTCGTCGGGCATTGGATGGGGTCTCCGTCACCAACCCGGATAATAAATACTGGATACGGGGGAATGAATGGGAGGTTGACCAGAACGGCCAGCCTATACAGAAACTATCTTATTAGGACTCTAGGGGCTCGTAGACATACGAGCCCTTTTGTCCGTCTATTATGTGGTCGTGGGTTACTTCTCCGAGCAATATTTCCTTGGGGATATCATCGAAGGCCTTACAATCCGGCCCCTCAATATTAAAAAGATAATGTTTGCATGAATTACAAGTGATCTTAAATAGTGGTTCGTTGTTTCCTATAATGTCGCCCATTGTTTACCCCTCTTTTATATTCTTCATTATACCCTTTCCTGGACTATTTTTCAACTAAAACCATGTTTATTTTACCAATACCACCCTTTTCAACTACCTTGATTTGCTGCACATTGAATAAAGAACCCCTACTAAACAAGATTTCTTTTTCTGCCTTTGCATCACTTAGGGCTTCAACTAGTACGCCGTTCTTTCCCCTGATTGTCATTTCAACTTGATATTTTGCTGATCCCTGGAAGGCTGTAGCAACCCCCTTTGATTGTGATGTGGACAAGAAACCTTGGTCTATGAATTTGCTTCCCTTCTTCAAGGTTTTCCATTCATTAAACCTTGCTTGATCGAGCGTAATTCCCCTATAACTTTCTGCTGCTACTTTTGGGGCTGTTTTCATAAATCCGTCAAGTTCTTTGATGGTATTAGAGGCACCCTCCGAGATTGCCTTCCTAGTCCCTCTCAAATATCCGTTAACCTGTAGGTACTGGCCCCCAGTATAATCAAGCACAGCCTTCTTTTGTGCATCTGAAATGATATTGCTGGCTGTGTTTTCGCCCAACTGTTTCAGACTCAAAGGCCGCCCGTTTTGATTGAGCAAATCCTGGAGCGTTATCTTCCCATCTCTCCAAAGTTGAGCGCGCCCCGGCCCCAGGAGATTGTCAACATACTCCGCATCGTGCCTTTTCAGGAAGCTGTCAAATGAAGTGTCACTCGGTATCTGCCCCAGGTCAGAGGCGCGTGTTCCCTTGGGTTCATCCACATCTATACCAAGTTCCCTGTAGCTCAGGGTGATAGGGACAAGCAGGCTCCGGCAGTTATGCACTATTATCCCCTTGCTTTTTGATTGCGGTTCTGTTATGTTTACCATGTACCAACCAAAATCACTTTGGAGGTTATAAACATGAGACGAGTATTTTCTGACAGTGACATCCTTGATCTTCACAAGGCCTAACTTCCTTACAATCGCTTCTTTTTCTTCTTGACTTTTGCCAATCGCCGTGTTAAGATTCAGCCATGAAAACATGTTCTGTATGTAAAGTTCGTCCCGTGAAGTACGGTCGGAAAATGATGTGTGGCTCGTGCTATGAGCAACAGCGTCCGAAATCTGCAAATGAGATAGATTCTCGCCTGAAGGCAAGCCGTCGTTATAAGGAATCGCACCGCCAACAGATACAGAAGCAACAGCAAGAAAGCCGCTGGTGTTCAGTTGAAAGCGTCGAACACCGGCGCGAAGTTGAGCGGAAATCCTATCAAAATAACCGTTGCACCAGGCTTGACAAGATTCACCAAAAGAGAGCAATGTTCTTAGGCCTCGCAGTAGAACCGGTTGACTGGCTTGCAGTTTACACCCGTGATTCTGGCTTGTGCCGTCTATGTGGTTCTCCTGTGAAGTTTGAAGAAATGTCGCTTGACCATCTGGTTCCCCTATCAAAGGGCGGTGGCCATATTTTTCTGAATGTTCAGTTATCTCATGCGACTTGCAATCGGCGTAAGAATGCGCAATTACAACCTCCCCCTCTTCCATCCCATCTCCATGAAACATTGATGGCGATTGTTTAACGCCAGGGGCCGTCATGCCGCCAGGCATCAAGAGAGAATCTCCTATATCCTCAATGCGGGCTTTCATGTGATTGTTCTTTGGGTTGATAATCGAAATGACAGCCTCGGTGTCATCACAAAAAACGAGATTATCTCCCTTCTTGAGCAAACCAGCCTTAACCCATCCATGATCCGTCAATACAGGGTGATTTGGGGTTATAGTAACGTCATCTATTCCGGTAATGCTCAAGACGACGACTTCCCCGTCAAACCAGCGTTTGTATTGCTTCGAGACGCCAGCGGCAGATACTACAGTGTTGCCGGGTAAGCAGTTAAAATGCAGCGGTGGCGGCTCAAAGGGAAAATTCCCCTGTATCGGGTTCCCTTCAAGATCCCACTCGGCGCCACTATGGGCGACGCAGGTCAGAGAGGTGTGGCTGTCCAGGGTAGCAAGAAAACGGGTTCCCTTCACGATATCGTCATTCGCCCTGAACGTAGCCATACGCGCATCGTTCGCCACCTGCATCACAGAGGAATGGACAAGTGCGGAGGCGTTGCGGCGCGAGACATCCATGATACCGGGAATGCCAAGTTTCTTACTGCCGGCCACCCTCCGGATTATCTGTTGCAGCGTTTCGTTCTGCGCGATCCCTTGGCGTACCTGAGACGCAAACTTGAATTGAAGATCTTGGCTTTGTTTCGCCCACCATGCAGAGGTAGGAGCCCCTTCTATCAGGGATCCATTCACAAGGGCTTTCAGGGCGGCTTCGGTTGGCAGGGAGGCTTCAAGTCCGATCTCTGCGAAGGTCTGTGCGGTGAATTCGGCTTCGTGGCGGGCAAGGGCCTTGGAATCGACAACAGCGCCCATGTCGGTATAGCCCTTGTCGATAACCTCATTGGCCTGTTTCAGCACCCTTCTCTTTCGGGCCTTGCTGTAATCGGATAATCCGTTATTGAGCTGGGTCTTGAGTTCCTTCTGCATCTTGACGAGGAGGGTTGTGACTTTCTTCTGCTCCCCGGCGGTGAAGCGCAGGAGATTCACCTGGTGGCTCAGATATTTGTCTGAAAAGTGGAGGTCTAGGTTATTCACTGTTTTATTATCCTCGGCACGGTTGACCCGAACACTTCAACCATTGTTTCCCCTGATTTAAGAAAAGGAATATCTTCTATCATCCCAGTTACAGGGTTCTTCTACCTGTGTGATATACGTCTCATTTCCCTTTTCCCATCAACTTCAACTACCATCATGTTTACAAATTTCGGACCACCCATATCACTCCTCCCCATCCGGCATCGGCGGTTTCTTTGAGCCGATCCGCGCCTGTTCATCTTCGAGCGTCACGTCACCATGTATCATTTCCCGGTCCTTGAAGATATTGAAAAGGCCTTCATCGCTGAGCCCCGGTGCTCCCATTTGCCAACCAGCGAGCAGGGCCGTAAGCTCTTCAGGGGTCATGCCAACGGGCAGGAAGTCACGGTTGAGTTCAACCGACCACTTGCCCGGAGATCCCGCCCACTCTGCGAAGGTGTTGAGCGCCTTTGTCAGCCCGATTGATATTGTCTGTGCTATGGATGAAAGTATGGAGTTCTCCCCTGCCCTGTGGATCTGGGCGGTTTGGGATGTCTCGCTGTCCTTTTTCTCGGCGGTGAGGAGGCGGGCGCCGAGGATAGCCATTTCCTGTTTCATGTCTTCAAGGGCTTCACGCAATCCGTTCAACCCCTGTCCGGTAAATTCAACAAAATAAGCCTTCGCCTCTGGTTGCGGTAGGCAATTAGCCGTTTGACTGCCGATATACAGCTTATCTGTGGGCTTTTCCGGCGTGTACCCCGAAACAAACAATGAGGGCAACCCTGTATAGTGCAACCCGTGTTTATAGTCGGCATCCATCCGGTAGTGTGCCAGATTCAAGTCCACCAAGTCAATCAATGGCGGTTCATCTATCTCCGGTGTCGCATCGTCAACCCCCATAAAGTAAAACGGGATATACGGCAGGGGCTTATTATTCATCAGGGGGAAAAGGTCGGCACCTACCTGCTCTTGCTCCTTGCTCTTCTCTTCAATCCTGAAAACCCGGACCCGATAGACACGGCCCCCTCCTTCGCCGGGTTTGTCCACTTTCTTTCGCCTCACAAGATCCAGCACCCGGTAACGTGTCTCTGTCTTGTGCTCAAACTCATTGTCCGGAGGCAGCGCGGCATCTTCTTTCAGGACCACCATGGAAACCACTGTCGCGTTATTGATACGTTCCGTTTTCCAGTTGATAATTGACTCGGCACTGTACCTCTGCATCGTCGGCCTGATCTGTAGGGCCTCTGCATCTGCCTTGGTCATTCCCGCCGTACTCTGTGAGGAGAAGTCAACGAGAATCCCCATTCGCCCGGTTGTCAGGATTTCAAGGGCCGTCTGTTGCGCGAATATCTGGAAGTCTATTCCGCCCATGGTTACATCTTCGAGCATCGGTTCAAGGGATTTGGCGGCTTCAACCACCGGGGGCTTGCGGAATATGAGACCCTTCAGGGCATCGACAGTGCGCCATACAGCATTGAAGTATGATGCCCGGAGCTTGTAGGCAGCATATTCCGTTTCGTCTTGTTCTTTCAGGCGGGGGAGGTACTTTTCCCCGGCGGCCTTCACAGAATCCCCGCCCGCGATACAATCCCTGCATCGTTGCCACTTGCTTGACACTCTATCGTATTCAGGATGGTGGATCTTCACACTACTTGACATAGCTTCTCCTTTGCCCGTTTCGTTTCCCATGCTTTATATGCCCGAGCGCTCCCCCATTCGGCACGCGTAAAATCACTTGCGGGCTTTGCCTCAATCCTCAGTCGCTTCTTTTCCTTTTCTGCTCGCACGTCAACAACAGCACCGCTTTCATGTCTGACTGACCATAGCTTTTCAGCGGCGGCGCTCATCCGCGCTCTTGTTTCAGGGGTATGTTTTCTCCCTGTATTCGCCGCTGATATTTTCGCCAGAGCTTCCGGCGATAGTGGTTTTCTGGATGGATATTTCTTGCCCGTCCCTGCCAGCCTTATTTTCTCCTTCGCCTCTGCGGTATGGTGTTTCCCGTACATGGCGTGCTTTTCGCCCGTCTGGGCTGCGCTCATTTTTGCTCGCGTCTCTGGTGAATGCGACAAGCCCCTGAAGGTAGGCGGGTCGTAGGCTTTAGGGATGATGTTGTAATCAGCTCTTATATCAATATGGGCCTGTTCTTTTGCGATTAAGTCAACAGGTTCGCACAGTTCGATAATAGAAAAAGTGAAAGCCTGCTCGCCGTCCCTGACCCATGCCCGCTGAAGGTGAATGTTGGGATGTTTGCCTTTCGACAACAGCCTTTTGTGACTTCTGAATCGTTTTTCGATATTGCCAGATGACCCGACGTATCGTTTGCCGTTGGTCGTGTTTGTAATGGAATAAATACCCGATGTTTTCATGTTTCTATTCTACCTTAACCGCCCGAAAAGTCAAGTGTTTTGTGCTGTTTTGGGTCTTTACCTGTGAAGCCATGTTTTCTCCTTATATTCCGACGATTTTCAATCTGCTCATTGGCCGGGGATTGCCTTCCAGTTTTTTCAGGTCGGTCAGTTTGCGGTATTGCATCGCGCTCCTTTTGCCATGTTGTCTTTTGCCCAAAGAGGCTGAAGATTATCAAGGGCGTTGATTATGGCCGGGTCGGTAATTCCGTTTTTTATGAAATGGGCAAGTGGAGTCTTGTGATCAATGTGCCAATCTCCGTAATTTTCCCACGCCATCCCCTCTTGAAATTGGCTTTCAATTCTATCTACAAGCTGAGCATACGAGTAGGGAAGATAGTCTTGAGTTCGTTTATATTTCACCTGTCCCGCAACCCCAAGAGCGCGGTGGAGCATCCGCCGGCAGATCAGAGACATTCTAAAAACAGGGTCAACCTGTGCCCGTTTCTTTCTCCATTCCCTCTTGTAACTTGTCCGCTCTGTTGCGTGTTCTGCCTGATATGCAAGCGCCTGCTTCTTAATACGTTCCTTGTTTTTTTGGTAATATATCGGGTTTCTCTCCCGCATCTTTTCAAGGCATAATTCACGGTTTTCTTTATGGTAACGCGCCGCGTTTATTCGTGCCTTCTCCTTCGCCGGTTCGGTTCTGTGATATATCGCCTTTTTTCTTTTGCTTTCCGGTCGCCGTGAAAATTCAGTAACGCAATCGACGCACCCGCCCCCCGTGACGTGTCTCTTTGAGATATGCCCGCGCTTGCAGGGAATACCCGTGAAGTAATACGATTCACCGGCTTTTATGGCGTCTTGTCTTGATATTTTTTCCATGTCCTCTTTATACCGTAAATCGTCTATTTAGTCAACTATATTATATAATTAAATGCCGACAATCTTCATGCGCGACATAGGTTTTATAATGGGAAACTCATACGCGAGTATGTATGTCGCTGCATCACACATATGGTCAAAGTCGGACTTTTTGTCAGGCTCACCATTATCGTCGTAGGCCAATTGTTCCAGGCACCGCGCCGCGGTCGGGCAGTTCTTGGCGTTGACTTTTGCCTTGCCGGATTCAAACGCCTTATTGGAGGCAAGCACCCTGTCTTTAACAGCCGGGTTTGAAGCGTGTGCTCTAATGGCATAACCAGCCTGCTGCAAAAGGGCTATATCTGACTTGGATGCGTCCACGCTTTTTCTGCTTCCCCCGCTCGCGTCTGGATAAAATATGATCCTGTGGCCCTTGTCGCGCCACCTCTCGTTAATAACCTTCACGACGTCCGGGGTATCGAATAGGTCTTTCAGCTCTGCGGTCATATGGTATCCGTCCGGGCGTTGCACATAAATTGCGGCGCACATTTTTTGAACATTAAAGTCACCTGAAATAAAGAGCGGTTCCCGTTCCCTGATCGTCTCGTTTGAGTTACAGCGCACCCGGTCAAAATTGCGGAACACCGTGCCGGACGTGAGGTTGACGAATTGGCCGTCAAGATATGCCTTGATAAGTTCCTCGGGGTAGGACTCCAAAAGGGATGAAATATAATCCTTCGGCAGATACTTTGCGTTTTCGTATGTGCTGGCCTGTACCAGCCCGTAGTTTTCTCTCAGGGCCGGGTCTTCCTGGGGGAGTTGCACGAATTTCTTGTGGCAGAACCGGAAGCCTTCAGGGGTACTGGCTACATCGATACCGTTCTTAACCCCATCGACCTTGTATCTCATACGGGCAATGATCTTCTGCCATGCGTCCTCTGCCTTGTTAATCGGGAGGGTGTCCAGTTCATCAATCAGAGCGTGACCTATCTTGAAGCCGATTATATTCTGGGGCTTGTCCATGCTCCTACAGATCGTGGTTCCCCGGTACACCCGCCCGGAATAGAAGTCAACCTCATGCGCCGTCTGTTTGATTTCGATACTGAGGCCGAAGGAAAAGGCAACCTCTTCGATTGTCGGATAGAATATATCCCTGATCTGCGGGAAGGTCGGCGCGAAATAACCTTGATTGATTCCGGGGTGTTCCAGAAAGTGCCTACACATAACCATACAGCCGGTATATGTCTTTGACGAACCGAAGCCGCCTATAAATGCCCGGAATTTCTGAGGCATTGGGAGAAAGCGGCCCTGCGGGATATTGGCTTTGATCTTAATTTGAGGCATCTTCCACCTGAATAACTACCGATATCGGCGTTGCGGTTGGGATATCATCATCGTTGGTCGGCTGGTCCTTCATGCCAAGGAAGTTCTTTGCGTGGAATATCCAGACCGCAGCGTTGGTCTGTGCCAATTTGAAGCCTGATCGACGTAAACTTATTATACCCCCCACCCTCTTTTCCTTGAAAACAGTAAAAAATGTTTGCCCGTATGTCTCTTTACACCACCGCTCAAGGGTTGGCTTTGTGATATCAAGGGCCTTGCAGATATCCTCCGAAGTACACTGTATTCCGCAAAGGCCCTCAAATACCTTTTTATCAATTTCCTTCTTGGGTCGTCCCATCTTCGCCATAGCCCTTATGCTAAGTGTAATTTAATAAACCGTCAAGCGAGATTCAGCAGTCGAATTCAGGACACGTCAAAGCCGTCTCATACAGTTTCAGATTATAAGAATTATGGTTCATCACGTTTTTAATAATCCGGTCCTCGTTATCTGAGTCCAGAAGCAGCCCCGCTTTGCATCGTGCCGTAGCCTGGCAGTAACAGAGCTTGCCGTTTACCATGGGGATCTTCAAGACGAAGTTGAAGCAGCTTCGGCAGGATTTTTCTGTCTCACACCACCCCTCGGGATTCGATCCAAAGGTATCGCTCATCCTGTCCCTCCTTACGCCAGCAAGTGGTTATCCTTTATCGCTCCACATGCTCGACGGAATTGCATCAAAGATAGCATCAAGTATCATCGGAGCGTTCTCTCTACCCCACGTCTTATCAACGCATATCTGGTGTATCCAGTCCAAGACCGCCGCAGGTGTTTGCATCCTGTCCATCGGGATATCGTATATAAATCCCTTATGTACCTCAATATCAATCGAATCGTCTGCCACTGTTATTTTCATTACTCTTCTCCTTCCGTAAATTCAAGTTCTTTCCGTATGGAAAAATTGTCAGAATTTCCATTAAAATAATTAGTTGTTACACTTGAATGCACTCCTGTCTTTTTTGCAATCCTCCGACAAAACACTAACCATGCTTGCCGCTCGCTCCCGGCGTAGGCATACTCTGTGAATACTTCATGCTTCAAATTAAATACTCCGCAGAATAAATGTTTCATACCTCCCACTCCTTACTCAGGGACTCCATCTTTGCCCCACCTATTATCTTAATGCGCTTTGACCAGCCAGACAGAGAAGCCGGAATCTTTGGAGACTTGGCATCGACTATTGTCATTTTAGTGCAACGCTGATCTTCCATGAACTCCATATTCAAATACAGTCTTGATTTCTCCATTGAGAAGTCACCGCCTCTGGCAAGTAATTCACCACGTTTCTTTTGTACCGCTATGATACAAACGCCATCTTTCAATGCCTCATGGATTAGGCGTATGTGCTTTGCTATCTCATAGAAGTTCTCATGTATTTCCAAGTAGTCGATAATGTATATTTTTTTGCCTTCATCCATCATGTCTTGAAAGTTCTTATGAAGTCCGTATGCCTTAATCTTCACATCTTCTTTTTTCCTGATACCCATATTTCTTAAACGGCTCGACCACTCTTCCGTCCCCATTTCAGAATTAAAATATACGACCTCATGTTTGTCTTGATTCTCCATTGCGATATTCATAAGCAGGGCAGTCTTGCCTGACGACTTGCTCCCCGCTACGACTATTATGTTTTTTGGATATATCGAACAATACTTATTTAAGCCAAAGGGCAACTTAATATCGAACTCCTTTATTTCGTCTTCAATAAATTCCATCTCAAGGTTGCCTATCTTTTCAATGGTTCTATAACACCCCCTCTTTTCTCCATATTTCTCAATGATTTTTTCAGCTTGCAACCGAACCATTATAACTGTAAGGTGCTTTTTCTCTTCTTTTGTAGTAATTTGTAGTTCGTGTTGTAACTCAGTAGTAAAGAAGTAGCCTTTTTGTAGTAAACACCACTCCCGAACTTCATCCATCAAGCTATCTCTTTTCCTGTGAATATTTTTAATTACCGACTCAAATTTTATCTTAGCCTCAGACAATGGGAACGGAGGGTCGGAAGAAAGTGCAAGTTTTTCTATTACTTGTGCTATCATCCAAGTAGGAGCATGACCATCTGCGAGTGCCATTCCTATCTTAAATAGGTCGTTGTCCCTTGTCCCCTTTTGTAGTATTTTGTAGCTAGAGTAGTTGTCTGTAGTTAAACTTACTACACCTGTAGTTACTACATCCCTCTTAAAAAGCGTTATTTTTTTATATACCCCCCCCACACCCCCCCTATCATGGTTTAATACTTCTATGCTTGGAAAGTCTTGAGGACTTTCCGGCGCAACGATCCAAGAGTATGAAGTACCATTTGGGCCCTTAGATGGAGGCATTACAATAACAGAACCTTCAGCCTGGAAATCGGTCTTATCATCTATGGCAACATATTTTTGATATGCCTTGTCAGAAGAGAAATAATAATGCCTCCCTCCACGTGGAGTTTGTGCTGTCGGCACAACAACGCTATCGGGTATCTGTTCCTCAAATTTTTCGACCGCTTCTTGTGAATCGCAGTCAACAACAACTACTTTTGATATACTTCCAACCACAGAAGATATTCCGGCATCTGGATTCTCTGTCCACCACTTCTTTATTTCGTCTTCGCTCGGGAGCCTGTTTTGAAATTCAGTCCAAGGTAGTATAGGGTGTTTATTTTTTTGAGGGATAACAGAAAGTCCCATTGCGCGATACTTTAGTGCTGTTTCAATTATTGTCATCCCAGTTCTCCTTATCAAGTCCTGATATTAGGGTTTCAACATCTTCAAACGCAAACCGATACGCACGTTTGAGATCCTTTTCCAGTTCAACAGTAAGTTGTCCTGTTCGCTCAAGATGTGTTAGTAATTTAGCAAGCTGTCGGTTTTTTAATTTCTCAATACTTTTCATACCATGTCCTTATCTACCCCACATATTACCCCAATGCTTATTTGCTGTCAAGGGAATAGCTGCCATCCCTATCCCCTCTCCCCTAAGTTAAGGACTCCCTGTGCTATGTGTCTTTCGTATCTATCTCTTGCCGCCTCAAAGTATTCTGCATCAATCTCATATCCCTCAAATTCAAAGCCCATGTCATAAGCGGCTATTGCGCTTGAACCGCTTCCGAGGTGTGTATCAAGTATCCTGTCGCCGGGCTTTGCGTAGTTCTTCAGGAGCCATTTGTAGAGGGCAACGGGTTTTTGGGTGGGGTGGATGCGGATTTCTTTTTGTTTCATGTTTTGCTGCAGCATGCCGTTCCACCTAAACTTGAAGATTCTTGTAGCCGTCTTAAATGATGTCCACGCCAACTCCGCATCGGCAAAATTCCCGCTGTTGTCTTTATCCCAAACAATAAAGCATGAAGTGTTTTGAAGATGGTCAATAAAATAGTTTCCTCCGAATATAACTTGATTTTTTGTCACTCTTTGTAATTCCTTAAAGTATTCGGCTTGGGGGATTCGTGAATCATCGAACCCCCTATATGTTTTGGGTGAGATAACTTTTCCCCTCCGATTTTCACCCTTCGACCCAAATGGCTTGCCCCCCCCCACAACCTGTCCGATATTCACCCCATATGGCGGGTCAACCAAGGCGAGAGAAAATTCATTATCGCGCATTCTGCTCATTGCCAGCATACAATCTTCATTAAACAATCTTATTTCAGGAGACATAGGCACCTCTCAAGAGTTAAAGAATCAAAATACCTCCCGGCATTTATCTGAGCGGCACTTACCGCCGTATATCCTACAGATGAGCATCTCATTACCGCACCAGGAGCATGGTTCGGAAAAGGTCTGATCGTGGGTTTCGCAGTATTGTATCTGATCGTGGAAGGTTGTTTTGTCACTCATTCCGCTCCCCCCCTCCCATGTCTGAACGTCCCGGCCTCGTCGCCGTAAGGCCCCTGCATATAATTCGATAGCCCCTCAAGCGGTCTCTTGTCTGTCGGAAATCCCGCCCGGAGTGCCGCAAGGTAGTTAAAATGCGGCTCCCTCGGCTCCGATACGTGGCGGGGTCTACCCTTCCGCTTTCTCTGGCATCCGATTTCACGGGCTCTTCTGACAACGGTTGACTTGGAGCAATGGCACCTTGCCGCGATCTGATCCCATGTCCATTTCTTGCCCCGGATAAGGTCGTCCATCTCGGTGTAGTCAAGGTAGGGTTTCATCCCGCCCCCTTCTCGATCTCAATCAATAATTGCTTGGCTACGATTAAGGACATTTTCCGGTCTCTTTTCTTATAGGTGTTTGCTCGGAGGGTCAGAAGGTTGAAATGCTCCCGCCCAAGTTGATTGATTTTGAAGTTGCGGTATCCCTCTTTGTCGGCAGATCCCCAATGCTGATGACAACCATGGCATAAAGCATCGCAATTCTCGGGGTCAAAACGGGTGTTTTCTCGGCCCCTCCCGAAGTAGTGGGAACAATGAAGGGCTTTTGTCGGTGGGGTGAACTTCTTCCGGCACCGTTGACAGGTCCAGTTATCGCGAGTGCGAATATAGAGAGAAAATGCTTTGTCAGCTGGGTCAATCTTTATCCGCGTCATTCATCCCTCCATCTCGTCGGCTTCGGGTCTGGTGTCATTGAATTAAATCCTTCCCATCCATACCCAAGGCATCGGCGATTTCGCCCAAGGTCTTAAACTTGGTGCTCCCGGTTTTTAGGATATACCCGAGCGCCTGCCGAGTCTTGCCTATGCGGGGCGCAAGGGTGTTCTGACTGTACCCGAGACGCTTCATTTCCGTTATAATTTTTCCGGTATCTATTTTCATGGTTCCAAATTATACATATAAAAAAAGTTAATGCAAGCATTATTTCCTTGCAAATAATTCTTGACAAGCGAGAAAGCATGATGTACTATCGAGCCAACATCAAACAGACAGTAAACCACAGGGGGAGGAAGTCATGGCAGAGAAAAAAGCCACAGTTTCAGCCGCTATCAAAAAAGGGGCTGACCTCGAAGGGGCTAACCTCGATTTTTCGTCGTATCACAGAAAGGGGGTGAGAACGATCACACGTAGATAGTCTTAGCCCTAAGTAGCGGTATTATTAACTCTAACTGTAAAAGTCGCAACATCTTGAGAGGGAGAAACCGCCTCCCTCGCCATAAAAAGGAGGAAGCAATAATGGCAGATCAACTTGACAAGGCAGAGCAGCAATTACTTGGCTTTAAGACAGCCCAAAACGGTGAAACGCTGTCTGATCTAGTGTGCGCGATGGGATTGACAAAGGATGAGTTTGAAGACCTCAAGGAAAATTACGAATTAAACTACCTTGATGAAGAAGATTTTGCAGAAATAGAGGCTTATTTAAATGTCTAAATCTATTGAATCTTACGACACCCTGGAATTTGAACGCTTTATTGAAGGGGGTCAAGACATGGATGCTACTGATTTTGAGGAGGACTTGCGGGTAGAGTCTTACATTGAGGAGAAGATGGAGGAGAGGCATAGCCATGAAATTCATAACCCGTATCAGATTGTGGTGGTGGAAGATCAAGCGTGAATGGAAGGCCGAGAAATACCGGAATCAGGAGGTTACGCCATGACACAGACAAGCCTTGACCTTGACCCTAACCCCTTTCAGCCGGGTAGCCAGAATGACCGGCTATTGCGTGAACTCAGGCGGGGGCCGGTGACAAATTCGGACATGATCAGGGATCTCAAGATTTTCAAGTACACTTCAAGGGTATCGGATCTCAGGGCAAGGGGCTTTGATGTTCGATGTACCGAGATGGATAACGGCCTGTGTGTCTACAGGCTCAACTAAGGGAGGCGGCATGACCTATACCAAAGAGACAGAATACAAAGGGTTCCCGGTCCTGAATATTTGCTACATGCGGGACGATGAGGAGCGGACACTCATATCCTTCGGGGTAAAGAAGGCCGAGGGGATCTGTGACCACATCGACGATATCAGGAAATTCGTTGATGATAACCAGAAGGAGGGGTGAGGAAATGGAAGAGACAGCATTGCAGGAATACGGACAGCACAGTTTGGTGAACATTGAGGATTACGCAATGAGCGCCGACGCGCTGGTTAAACAGGTTGGCCTTATTCAGGACGTTATGAGTAGGGTTATGAAGAATGATGAACATTACGGAACGATCCCCGGAACAAACAAGCCCACACTCCTGAAGCCGGGAGCGGAAAAGCTTTGCCTCTTGTTCCGGCTCAATCCCAACTACTACATTATCATGGTGGATCGGGAGGACTTTTTTATCTCCTACACGGTCAAATGCACCTTGTCACATATCCCTACCGGGCAGATTATCGCCTCCGGGGTCGGGGCCTGTAACTCAAAAGAAACCAAGTACCGATACCGCTACAATGAGGAAACAACAGGTCAAGCCCTTCCCAAAACATATTGGGATGCCCGGAATAGCGGTGACTCCAAGGAAATGAAACGCATCCTCGGTGGGGATGGATTCAGGGCCGCGAAGATTGACGGGGCCTGGGTCATTGCCAAGTCGGAGCGGGTCGAAAATGATAATCCCTATGACCTGGACAATACCTTGATGAAAATGGCCTGTAAGAGGGCTCTTGTCGCGGCTACCCTTAACGCAACGGCGGCATCTGACATCTTCACGCAGGATGTTGAGGATATGGACCCCTCATTACTCGGGGGGAACGGGGGGCAGCAACCAAAGGCAGAGAAGAAGCCTCCCGTTGTCGGTCGCAAAAGCTCCGGTGCGAAAGCCGAAACACAGGGGACCGAACAGGGCGGCACCGACAAGATACAGACAGCCCAACTCCGGGCCATCTATCCCATGCTCAAGACACTCGGGGTCGGTGAGGATACGAAGCATACCTTCTGCGGGAAGCTGCTCGGCATCAAGGCCCTGAAGTCCCTGAATGACCTTACCCATGAGCAGGGGCAGACGCTTATAACGAAACTCATGGCAGAGGGTCAGGGGGGAGCCGGGGAGAACCCCTCTGACTGTACTTCCGATCCGACTACCTGCCCCCTGTCTGGATGGATTGAAGGGGTTGCATATTGCGGACCGGACGGGCCGGAATGTCCGTATAACGCAGTTAAGGAATAGTGATGTTGACCTTTGACGAAAAAGAGCACCGGTATCAGTGGTGCGGGATCACGGTCCCTTCCGTAACTCAGATACTTGGGGAATGGGTACGGGTGGATATCGGGCGCGGCTGGTACGTCAGCACCTTCACCGGGCAGGCTATCGATGCCGAGACATTCGAAGCCGCCGGTCGGATGGGTACGGCAATACATGACATGCTTCACGCATACCTGCAGGATGACCTTGACGAGGGGGGAACTTCGCCGGAACTCCTGAAAGTACTGGCGCAGTTCAAGGCGTGGCAGGAGACATTTAAGCCGGAGATAGAGCTTGCCGAGGCTGTAATGTACTCTGAGAAGTATGGGTATGCCGGGACAATGGATTGTGTTTGTAAGATCGGGCGGGATCACTGGCTCATTGATTGGAAGTCGGGGGCATTCAGCACAGCGGGGCCTCAACTGGCAGCATACGAGAAACTATACCAAGAAACAACGGAAAGTCGGTTGCCATTAAAGAGGGCGGTTTTATCGCTCCCGAAGAACGGTGAAAAGTTCAAATGGCTACCACAAACCAGTCGGGAAGATTGGCCGTTTTTTCAGGCCCGGTTATATCAATATAATTATCTGAATAAAGGGAGGAAGTAATTATGGATACAAATCTTGCAGTAATTGAAAAGGAACTCACCAAGAAGACGGACCCGGTAGTCAACGGGGCAATGGCGCTTGTCGTTACGACAGTCGCGGAGAAGGGAATCGCGGTCACGGAAATGAACCTGATAAATGGCCTTATTAAACAGGTCAAGGAAACCTTCGGGCCGATAAAGGAGAAAACCCACGCCGCCCACAAGGAAGTCTGCGCCCAGGAGAATCGGCATCTGCTCCCCCTGGATACGGCAAAAAACGCGATCAGGGAGAAGATCGGGACCTTTGACCTTGAGCAGAAGCGACTGGCCGAAGCGGAGGAGGCGAGACTGCGGGAAGAGGCCCGGATAGCCTTTGAAAAACAACAGGCCGAAGCGCAGAAGATGATCGACGATATCCTTGCCAAGACCGCCGATATCGACGAAACGATTGAACTTATCGGGATGGAACTAAAACGGGATGATCTATCAGAGATTGAAGTGCAGAAACTCGAAGCACAGCTTGAAATCAGCTATGCTATCAAGGAAAACAACCAGGAGAGAGTAGAGGAGATTCACGCGCAAGCTGCCGAGCCGGTGTTTGTCCCCCCTACCCCCCGCCTAGTCCCTGACTCAAAAGTCAAAGGAGCATCGTCACGGTTTGAACTGGTTCCCCAAGTCGTCAACAAAATGGCACTTATCAAGGCCGTGGCGAATGGGATGGTACCCGAGACCGTCCTCGATGTCAATATGGGGCAACTCAAGCGATATGTAAACATGATGAAGAAACCGACCCCCGGCGTGTCATACATAGAGAAGGCCGTGGTGTCGGGTAGAGGCTAACCCCCCTAACCGGAGGGAGTAGTTGGCCCTCCGGTCCCACCAATGGAGGTGATGAGATGGATGAAATAACAAAGTGTAAGTATTGCGGTAAAGAAATAGAAACGGGGACTATCCGTTGTGACACATGCAATCAGGCATGGAGCGCAGGTTATGAGAAGGGTAAAGAGACCAAGGCCTTTGAGAGCCGATGCTTAATCGTGGATATAAAGACCGTGATAGGTGCCGCCCCATGATCCCCCTACCCGGCGAAGAGGAGAGGCTTGACAGGATAGAGCGCAACCTTATGATTGCCATATGCGTGATCGGTGTGGTTGTGCTTACTATACTTTATTTTATGCACTGAGAGGAGGGAAAGTTATGGATATCAGGATTACAAAAGTTAAGGACAAAGAGGGGAAGGTAATAATCCACTATCAGCAAGCCACGCCGGGCGGGAGCGATGGGGATTGGGATGACTACACTATGACCTGCGGAAGCAAGGCAAGACCGGAATTTTACGAGGCCATGAACGAAATGGTGAAGCACGTCGTGGATATCTGCGAACTGCCACGGGAGAGCGCGGACCTGATAACGATCGGGGGCGTGACCTGTTCCTATCCCCTGGACATCATGGGGGCCACCATATCCGCGAAACTCCGGCTACGAAAGTCGAACGCTCCCTTGATCCTGAACACCCCGTTCAAAACATCGGAACTCTACACGGAGACGGGTGATCCGGACTCGCTTCTTTCGGGGGATTGTGTGGACGCGATCTGTACCCTGCATGAAGAGTGCGAGGCGTACATTAATGGTGAACGTGAACAGTTGACGCTTGACCTGGCGGCGAACGGGTAGGAGGAGGCACCATGAAAGGCTTACCGTTTAACGCAGAGATGGCCCTTGCCATGTGGGAGGGGAGGAAGTCGGTTACGAGAAGGCCGATGAAGGATCAGCCGGATACTTCACATTGGAAACAGGAGGCCATAGACACACCGAAGGAGTGGAGAAAACAAGCATATCTTGGGCCTCAACACATGTCGCATGATCCGAATATGTGGTGTTTATTTAATGTTGGTGATTCTTACGGCGCAGTACCGTATACGGGTAGAAAAGCCCCCTACTCCCCCGGCGAGGTTGTGTATATGCAGGAGCCGTGGGCAACTAGATATACGCAGCCTATTAACGGAGACTCAAGAGACGTTATTTTTAGGGACGATCCGCAAGCGTCTTGTGTTATCCACTGGCGTTCCCCCGTCACCATGCTCTTCGATGCCTCCCGGCTCCACCTTCGCCTGACAGTGAGGCCGGAGAGGTTGTGGGAGATTACAGAGGAAGAGGCGATTGCAGAGGGAATTCTGGTTGGGCTTTCTCCATTTAATCCAGACAGTGCTATGCAATACCCGGAGTTACTAGAATTGTTTGCCGACCTTTGGGACTCCATCTACGGCAAGACATTCCCGTGGTCGTCAAACCCGTGGGTGTGGCGATACGGACTGGAGGAGGTGTGGAGGAGATGGACAAATACATACTATTTGCTGGAGCAGCAACTATGGGGATAATAGGTTTAGTATTAGGATGGGAGTCTTGTATTGCAGGCGGGTTGATACTCATGTGGCTTAGCCTAGCATTATGATTGAAAGATAAAAGGAGGGTGAGATGAAGGGATGTCCCTCGCATTATGGGAGGAATATGACATAGATTCGCTGCTTTCCTGGAGATTAACGGAACGAATAAGGGCTAGGTATTTATTTACCTAGCCCTAGTTTTTATTTCACGAACTTACTAATAACTTGACTTATTATACTTCCTACTCCACTTACAGGCTGGTCTGAAGCAGACTGTAACCTAGAAACCTTTTCCTTTGTCCGCATAGCAAAGTAGGCTCGAAGCAGGGCAGTAGGAGTTGCAATTATAGACAAGATAAAAGGCCATAACTGTGACAACTTATCTACTGTAGAAGAGTCTTTATTTATTGTCGCTACCGCTAAGATAGAAATAGATACTATCACTGTAAATGAGACCACCCTTGCCATCATAAGCGCAATCTGTGGTCGCGTAGTATTACCTGTTTTATCTGCTTCCATAGCAGCTTGAAACCGTGAAGTAAACCCTTTTATATCTTCTATCTCAACGTCAATCTGCTTACTCAAGATTGTTGCTTGCTGATCGGAAGGAAGTTGGCTAACTGAGTTAGCAATCTCCGTACCTGTAGCGGTATCGATATCTAGTTTCTTATCGTCTGGAAGAAACCCATTTACAAGATCAATAACTATTCCTGCACCTGGTACTACGTTCTTTAAGACCGTGCCACCAACTGTGCTTAAAATCTTTCCTATATCCATAACCCTCTCCTTATACGTCTATTATTTCTAAGCTAAAAGTTTCGTTGCCTCTTAGCCTTTTCATAAACTCCTCAAACCCATGTCTAGAAGATTTAAGGCCATATGATCCTAGGATGAGTTCATACTGCTCGCCTACAATTATACACCCATGACTATTATCGTCTATATTTCCTTTATGAAATAGTATATGTGTACGATTAGGAACGCCTGTAACCTCAAAGGTATCTCCAAAATGTGGAGAGTCTACCTGTCTGCACATATATCTACCAGTAGGGATGCAAGATATGTTAGATTGGTTGTCAAGCCACTTTCGTTCAAGGGTAAGGGCGAAGGGCAAATCTCCATCTAGCAGAACCCCAAAGGTTCCATATTCGTTTTCTGCTATACGCTTTATCGTTATCATATTAACCTCTATTATGTTTCTCAAGTGCAACGCATAAGTTTCTTATATCATTGCTTATCTTATTAAGTCCAGAATCTATTTTGTCAAACCTGCGGTTACCTGTTTCTAAACTATCACTAATACGCTTTGTGTATTCTATAAAAACGTCCTTATCAACCTTTAAATCTAGGCGATTAAATATATGCCGAAACAGAAAAACCAATAACCCAAGAGCAACAATCCCAACTACAATCCCAACGATAATCTGCACGACAATTTCCATATGACTCTCCTTATTTGTTACTTAGATTTTTTCTATAGCCTCTATTGGATACAACACCTCTCGCTCATCGTCGGTTATTGGATCACAGGGAAGGTTATTGATCTCATACACTCTTTTAGTAGCAACCACTTTCCCATCAGTATCCAATAGCCGACACGTCACAACTCCATCCTCATCGTTAATATCGTAGATGTCTATTTCAACGGCGTTTTTGTCGGCCTCGTTGACTATGGCCTTTGTGATTTTCTTTGTGATCGTAGTTACTTTCTCTTTTAATTCGTCCATCACGTCACCAACCTTTCCATATTAACTCTGACTTCAAGTTCTGCGCCGTTGAAATTTCCGTCATCATCCCCGTCACTGAAATAGATGGTATCGTCAGCCGTGGTGCACGTTGCCCCGATAGTACCAGCTTCGACCAGAGTACAAAGCACAGTCGCACTTGCTCCTACAGCCATGCCGGATACAATCTCAACCCCGTTAGCAGACAGGCCACAATCAAGACCACCTGTCAGTGCGTTCCCAGCCGTTTCCTTGACTAGAATAGAGGTTATTTTATAACCCATCGGAAGGGTGAACGACGAATTCCCGGTAAGGGTTAGGTCAACGTACTTTTCCGTATGGTCTGGGGGCAGATTTATCGGGATTGCGCCTGAGACCGTACCATGCAGTTCGTTTCCAGACTTATCAATCCACTGGTTATGGCCGATGCCGTCCTGTTCGTACTGAGCGACACAGCCCGTATGACGGAGAGAACTACCATTAGCCCACGTTGTCGGAGTTGTTCCAGTCGCTACAAACGAAACCCCAGAAGCATTAGAAGCGGCTCCTACGTTGGTAAAGTCATCTCCAGCCTCAAACGTGTCTATCGTATAATGCTTTCCGATGATAAGCGTTCCAGATGTTAAGGCTGTCTGACTCGCCCCGCCGTACTTATACGGTATAGGTGCGCCGTTGGAGTATTCGAGGACTTCGGCGGCAGTGAGGGCGAGGTTGAAATACAACAACCTAAACATATCAAAATTAGCGTAATTAGCACCATCAAACCCTATTTTGGGCGTACTGGTTGTATTTTTAAATGTAGTCGATATACTGGCACTTCCATCAGGTACACCTTGATTATAAAATGAAATTGTAGTTCCATCGTATGTAACGGAGGGCGCACATACGGCATCAATAACTAGAGCAGTTGTTGCTTTTTGTGCCGCTGCCGCCCATGACCCACTTGAATTACCAAGAATTATTTGCGGTTTTAAATCACTTGCAATAGAAAATACGTACTCCCTATTTGTGTCACTGCCAGCTTTTGCTAATATAGTATCTTGCGAAGGAGGCGTTCTAAGTGGCCTCATGATAGAGACGATAGAGAACTTGTTCGCTGTGAGGTTGTCTGAATCAGCGATATCTATTTTATTATCCACTCCATCAAAGAAGTACCCCGGCCCCTTGGCGACAAGCTCCTTGCCAGCATACCTCTGATCATTGTATCCCCTGTCGCCTATCCCATCATCGGTCGTAGGGTCGTCAACGGTACAGTTCGACAAATTCCCTGATGCGGGAGTGCCGAGGGTGGGAGTTACTAGAGTCGGAGAGGTTGCCCGTACTACATTGCCAGTTCCAGTGCTTTGGGCTGCTGGAACGGCATCTTGTAATATCCACCGCTTATCTCCTGCGTTTGTATCCGGTGAGATAATGCCAGGGGAACTCTCTGCCGCTCCACTCGAGGCATCAAGGATGTAGTGGTAGATAATCCCTGAGACCGTGACAAAGGCCAGTTCATTTCCAACCAGGGCTGCTCCGTCGATTCCGTCAAGGGCAGTTGCGCCTCCTCCGGTGAGGGCGAGTTTTTTATAAGTGATTAGGTCTGCCATGTTATTTCTCCTTCTTTTCCTTCTCTTCCTTCGGGGTCAACTCTTGGATTTTCTTGTATGCCTGGGCAAGTTCCTGCGTCTGTCGCCTGATAATTATTGTCTGCTCTGCTATTACGATCATAAATTCATCTGCTGTTGCTGTGATCATGTGGTTGCCTCCCTATTTTCTGATTGATTTATTTTCATGGGGTAGTAATATCCGTTTTGTTTATACACCTATTTTTTCCTTATTTCTTATGCACAGCGCAAATCAGACTTCGGTTTGAAATTCCTAGACCAACAAAATAACCTGTACTTTAAATTGTTTTTAATACCCAATAGCAATCCAATCACATGTCACTTCGTGTGAACTCGCGCTACCGTTATAACCCTTATTTATTGTAAACCCCGTTGTGGAGGGAGCGGGTGATGTACTCTCGACATATGGACAACTTTCTGTTATCGCAGAATTGGCTCCCCGCAGCCCTAATGCTATCCTAAAAAGCGCAGTTGGAAAGACTATAGGGAAGGTAACAGCAACTTGAGCTAAGTTGTTTCCTGTCATAGTGCCAGTAACCCCCCACTGAAT